TACCCCCATTGCCATTGGAAATCCACAACCCACAGATACCACTGAAACCGAACTTGAGCGACAGACTATTGCAGCTCTTATCGACATCGCAGCCGAAGGAGACAAAGCCATTGTCAAACTCAACGCTTGCGCCAGTGCCTACGAAGAAGTAAGGAGATTAGTCAATGGTCAGTAAAGAACAGTTGGCTGAACTTCACATTGGTGCTGAGTGGCTAGATGGGCTAAATGCTACTTTTGAGCGTTTTGACATTATGAATCCACTTAGAAAAGCGGCATTTATTGGTCAATGTGGGCATGAAAGTGGTAACTTTAAGATGCTTACCGAAAACCTGAACTATCGTGCAGAGGCTTTACAGAAGTTATGGCCTAAAAGGTTTGATGCTGCCAAGGCGCAGATGTGCGCTAGGAATCCAAAGCTCATCGCCACAGTCGTTTACTCGAATCGTATGGGCAACAGGGATGAGGCTTCTGGGGATGCCTGGCGTTTTATTGGCAGAGGATGTATCCAGCTAACTGGCTCGGCTAATTATTTCCATGCAGGGAAGGCTCTGGGGGTTGATCTCATTATGAACCCCGAGTTAGTGGCTACTCCTATGTATGCCGCACTAACTGCGGGATGGTTCTGGGATACGCATAAGCTAAACCAATACGCTGATTCTCGTGACTACAGAACCATGACCAAAAAGATCAATGGTGGATTTATTGGTCTTGATGACAGAATTAAACACATCAACCATGCGATAGAGGTTTTGACCTAGAGGGGCAATCTCTACCTTGATTACAAGTGTTTAAACAGGGTGGGCAAGACTTCATATCCCTCACAAAGGTAGCGAAACTCTGTGCAGTGTCACCAAAGGCCTTCATCTTGTCAAACTCCTTGGCAACCTCCTCAAGCACTTCGTTTCGGTCTGGTCTATCAATGAAGTCATGGTCATTGAGCCATGTTCTGATGATTCCCATTTATCTTACCCTCCTCAAGGGTACTTCTGTTCTCTCTGGAGGTGGTGGCGGGGTCATACTCTCTGAGGGAGGAATCCAACCATGCTTTCTCCACAGGGTTTGAACGTCTGATCCAGACTCCCATTTGAAGTCTTTTAGAGGGACTGAAGGGTAGCTAATCTTGGAATGTGGTGGTTTTTCAATCATTTTGTTGCCCTCATAATCCGTTGATTTCTGCCAAACCGACCTCGTTTAACACCCGAAACTTCGATAAATCCCTTGTCTAACAAAGCACGATACCTTGCTGTTATAGAGGAATATGGGTAGTTTGGATACATCGCTAGTATCTCGTCTGAAATACACCCCTCTGGGTGGCTCTTAATGGCCTCATAGACCATTTGTTCTAGCTTGGTGGTATCAACTGCTTGAGCTGATTGATGGCTCGTTGTGGGGTCTTCTCTTCTAGCCAGTTTAAACGCTGCCGTACCGAAGAATCTACCGACTGTCTCATTCATGTTATCAAAAAATGTACTCATTTATTCACTCCTATTGGGTGAGGGGAAAACTGCTCGTCTGCAAGCTAGGAAAATCCTTTGCACAGCTCTCCCCTCGGGTTTATATTAACTCAGAAGGGCAAATCAGACTCATCAAAACTTGCCTTCTTAGGGGCTTGTTTGGGCTGATATTCTTCTTTGGGTGATACTGCTAGACCCATGAACTTGCCTGATTTGCCTTCCTTGACCCATGCTGATAGCCAATAGTCTTTGCCATCAACAGTTATGTTCCCTTTGTAATGGGGATGCTTGTCGGTTTCCTTCTTATCATTGGTAAAAAGAACCCCACTATTATTCCTCTGCTCTGTTCGATTATTGTCCATGTAACACTCCTTTATATGAAGAAAATTCTTTGTGATGCAGATTACACGCTTCCATTGCAACTAAATCTGCTAATTCACGATCTTTAAAGTAACCAATGTGCTTATCTTTTCCGTCTACTGTTAATCGCACCCTCCATCTTTGTTCACGTTTTGCCCATCCAACATTCTTCTGACCGCTGACGTTTGATGATTTCAACTTTTGGTTTTTTAGATTTTCAGAATGTGTTGCAGCTCGTAAGTTTTCAATCTTGTTGTTGGACTTATTTCCATCAATGTGATCTACTTCTGGTGGAAGATAGCCATGATGAAACATAAAAACAAGTCTATGAGTCATGTAGCTTTTTTTCATTAGACCTATCATTCTGTAACCATGACAATCTCTTCCAGCAACTTTCCCAACATTAATTCGTCTTCCAGTTTGTTTTTTCCAAAATAAATTCCCGTCTTCATAAGAGAAAGTTTCTTGCAATAACTCTTGGCTAAGTTCCATTACATTTCCTTCGCTTTCTTTAACGCTGAACGCACTTTACTAGGTAGGAGTGTCCACAATGCTATTTTCTGTTCAGAATCTAGGTTCTCTCCTTCCAACTTATCCCAAGCTGCCTTGGGGTCACCTTGCTCACAGGTAGCAATCAATTCAACTGCCATCTCTTGCAAGTACTGTAATTCCTCTGGAGGAATATTATCTTGTGCGCCCTGAGTTGGGCTAATGATGACCTTATCTTCCTTCAGGGGAGCAGAAGAGTCTAGGGCATCGTGTTCTACGATCTCCATTGCTGACACCCACAGATACCGCCTGGTATAAGTTTCTACCGCACCAAGGTTCTGGATTGGGTGGCATCCCTTTAGATTGGCTTCTGCCATAGGGCTTGTCAGAACGATCTCTGAGCCGTCTTCTGTGTCTGTGATAGTTAGACTAGCCAACTCTTTGCCAAACGACACTACACCGCACAAACCAGTCTTATAGAAGATTGAGTTGATTGTTGGCAGAAAGTCACCTAATTCAAAGTACGAATACCCTGCAAACTTGTTGTGACCTGATTTTTTAAGTGGAGCGTGTTGCAAGAGTAACCTTGCCTCCATTAGCTTTTTATGTACACCCATGATTAACTCCTTTGATTTTCGTTTAACTCTTGTTGAATAATCTCTTTTTGTTGTTCAAGATATAAATCCTTGAACTCGATAAAGTCTGCTTCTTGGCAGCAAACTATTTTATCCCCTTTGATTGCCAGGCAATAAGGGCAGTAGTGGATGTCTGAGAACTCTTCCACAAAGAACTCAAATAGTGTTTTCATCAGTGGAAACTCTCGTAAGCCATTGTCCACAGAACATCACCCGCCAGATCGGTGAGCTTATTTAACTCATCTTCTGTCAATGGTGTTCCATCTTCATAGCATCCACCTGAAAAATAGGCATCAGCAAAGTCTGGAAAGTCTCTGCTATCTACTCCATCTACTTCTAGGTCTACAACCTTTTTTCCATTAAGAATCGGCATATTTACTCCTGTTAAGCGTGGGTTACTGTTTGCCCACACCGATAATGTGCCACACCTTTTAAGCCTTTTACATAGGGGTTTTCCCTAGTTGTGGACACTTTTTTTCTATGCTAATCTAAAAAGACTTGTCCTATTAATAAATAGCCCTTCCTCCTCCTTCCTTCCTCTTATGCACTCTGAAATACTTGAAAAAAGATGCGCTGAAGCCTTGCTTGGGTACTCTCAAACAATGGCAGATGCTTATACAACCGAACCAGAGGACTTTGATGCGGCTGTAACAGCTTTGCTTGCCAGAACGCTAGAACTCCATCTAAACCGAACAATCAACCTGGAGAACCTTTACAAATGACCCAAGAATCTGTCATCAGAGCATTACAAAACGGCCCACTTACGTCCTACCAATTAGAGGATTTAACAGGCATACCCAGACTATCTATTGCAGCTTGTTGCACAAAGATGAGCTACAAGAAGAAACTAAAAATTGGAAAAGTTAAGATGGGACGTTCTTGGGTTTCTCAGTACACCTTAGCACCACACATGATTGAGGCTGAAAAGGTAGAAGAGCCTCGTGATCTGCTAAACCCTTTTGACATTAGAAACGCTAAAGGCATCTTCACTAAGGCTGAGTATGCTTCTATGAACAACCAAGCTATTCGTTTGTTTGGCAGAAAACCAACAAATGAAATTACAAATAATCAATTTATTTGATACAATGTTTTGAAACACGGCTAGATAGGGGGTAGCTACCCTATCGAAAAGAGAAGTCTCCCCTCCTGCCGCAGTTTCTTTCAGGGAGAATTGGAACAAGAGACTGATATGCACTACTATTCATTTCATGTGAGTGACTACATTCACGATACAGCGCATTTATCTTTGTACGAAGATTTAGCGTTTAGGCGTTTGCTTGACCTGTATTACACAAGCGAGAAGCCTATCCCAAACAAAACCCACGAGGTTTCCAGACGGATAAGAATGGCAAATCAAATCAATGCCGTTCAAACAGTTCTGGAAGAATTCTTTATGTTTGACATGGAGAATGATTGTTGGTTTCACAAAAGATGTGATGAAACTATTTTGGCTTATCAGGCAAAAGCAGAGCGTAACAGGGAGGTTGGTAAACTTGGTGGAAGACCCAAGTCAAACCCAAGTGCTATCCCACAAGAAACCCAAGTGGTTTCCAAAGATAACCCTAACCAAGAACCAATAACCACTAACCATAAACCAAAGAGAGAGAGCGCAACTATCGTTGCTTGTCCTTTAGATGTTTCTCAACAAATTTGGAATGATTGGGTAGCCTTACGTAAAAGCAAGAAAGCACCGATTACCCAAACTGTTTTGAATGGTGCTATTGCTGAAGCAAAAATACTTGGTTGGCCTTTGGAGAAGTTTTTGGCTGAATGGTGCAGTCGTGGCAGCCAAGGTTTAAAAGCAGAGTGGATTGTTAAGCCAAACCCTGCCGACAAAGTAAGGCTCACTGTTGCGCCATCAAATGAGCCTGACCCTGCTTTGCTGAAGATTGCAGAAGATGCGAAAAAAGCCGCACCTATTCCGCTAGAAACATTGGCTAGGATGGCTCAAATAAGGGGAAGAGCATGATCCACTATCACGGCTTGCCAATAACTCCTGCCACAGTAGCTGTCAAAGCAATTGAGAATGGTCATGCGTTTGTTTCGTTTGCTCATTCTGACCAGCTTTCTATAGCAATTGAGGTGTGTCAGTCTTTCGCTATAGACAATGGAGCATTCTCTGCCTGGCGATCTGGCAATCCAATCCAAGATTGGCAACCTTTCTACGATTGGTCACTAAATCTAAAGAAAGTACCTTCTTGCGACTTTGCAGTAATTCCTGACGTTATTGATGGGACTGAAGCAGACAACGATGCTTTGCTGAAAGATTGCCCGCTGCCGACATGGTTTGGCGCACCAGTTTGGCATATGCATGAATCTTTAGAGAGACTTGAACAACTTGCAAACACCTATGTGCGGGTCTGCATTGGTAGTTCTGGGGAGTTTTCTACAGTAGGAACATCCAACTGGTGGGTCAAGATGGGGCAAGCCATGAGAGTTATTTGTGATGACATGGGAAGACCTGCTTGCAAGCTACATGGTTTGAGGATGCTAGACCCTGCAATCTTTACCAAATTACCATTTTCATCAGCAGACAGTACCAATATTGGCAGAAATGTTGGCATTGATGTTCATTGGAAGCATGGGAATTATCTCCCGCCAACCAAAGAAGCCAGAGCGCAAGTCATGCGTTCTAGGATCGAGGCATTTAATGCACCTTCGCAATGGAATTTTTATCAACCAATGGAACAGGAAACACTTTTATGATTTTTGCTTTAATTGCATATGCTGTGGCAATGGTTGCCGCAAACCTTTTAGTGGCTACATTTGGGCCAGCAATCAG